AGGGCCGAAGATGGCCAAATGGAAAGCGCCCGAAGACGCGGGCCCCGGCGTCTCTGTCGGTGGGCAGTTCTTCCCCATCCTCGACGGCTTCGTCATCACGCCGAGCGGCGACTATGCCAGTGCGCTCGAACCCTTCGGCTATGTCCAGGTGGACGACAGCGACGAGGGCGCGCCTCCGGTGATCGCAGAACCCGCGCCCGTGCCCGAAGCGCCCGCGCCCGAGCCTGAAGTCGCTCCCGCCGAGCCGGTGACACCGGCCGAGCCGGAAACGCCGCCTGCGGCCGCCCCTGACGCGCCTGCGGCCGAACCCGCGCCCTCGACGGAGGGCTGACCTTGAGCAATCCGGCAGTCCTCTCCGCCAGCGGGTCGCTCTACGTCGATCTGCAGGATGGCGGCTCGACCCGCGCCCAGGTCGCGGACAACGATCCGCTGCGCGCCGCCTATGCGACGTTCATCTCGGGCTTCGTGCCCGCGGCGAACCCGACCGACATCCTAGAGATTGCCGGATCCGCGACCAAGATCGTGCGCATCCGTTCGATCCTCATCACCGGCACGGCGACGGCCGCCTCCAACATCATCATCAACACCGTCCGGCGCTCGACGAATGCCACGGGCGGAACGCCGTCAACGCTGACCCAGGTCAAGCGGGACAACAACGACGACGCGGCGACGAGCGTGATCCGCACCTTTGCTGCCAACCCGACCGTCGGTACCCTGATCGGAACCGCCGACGGCGGCCGACTGAACATCGCCCCGGCGGCGAACGGCTCCATCGACCGTCTTCCGTTCCAATACTCCTGGATGAACGACAAGGCCCCGATCCTGCGCGGAGCGAACGACTGCCTCTGCCTGAACCTCGCCGGTGCCGCGTGGCCGGCCGGTGGTGCGCTCGACATCAACATCGTGCTCACCGAAGACTCCTTCATCCGCATCTGAGGCTGACCGATGACCGCGAACGCCATCGACCTCTGCCAGGTCTCGGACGTGAAGGCGTTGCTGAACCTGACGCAGATCACCGACGACGCTCTGCTGCAGTCTCTGGTGACCGGTGCGAGCGAGTTCATCCGGCAATATGCGAGCCGCGACCTGATCGCCACGACCTACACAAACGAGGTCTATCACGGGAACGGCGGCACGTTCATGATGCTGCGGAACTGGCCGATCCAGTCGGTCACTTCCGTCAGCGCCTACGACTGCTCGAACTCGCTCGTCTGGTCCTATTCCGGCTCATCCTTCAATTTCGATGACCGGTCGATCTATCTCACCACCGGCGACGTGTTCACCAAGGGCCGCGCGAACATCCAGGTGACCTACCAGGCGGGCTACGCTACCGTTCCCTATGGGCTGCAGCGCGCCTGCGTCGAAATGGTCGCCCATCGCTACCGCGAGAAGGACCGGGTGGGGATGGCCTCGAAAGGGCTCGCCGGTGAGACCACGGCGTTTGTGATCACTGACATGCCGAAATCGACGAAGGCCTATCTCGACCAGATCAAGAACGTGGTGCCAGTCTGATGATCACCGTGCAGATGGTCGGCACCGAGGAGGTCACCGCTTCCCTGGAAAGCCTCACGCCGGGCGTCGTGCGCAACGTGCAGAAGGCCGTGGCAAAGCTGGCGATCCTGCTTCAGCGGGACGTGCAGGAGAACAAGCTGTCGGGGCAGGTGCTCCAGCTCCGCACCGGCTCTCTTCGCCGTTCGATCATCCAGACGGTCACCTCGAGCGACAGCGGCGCGACCGGCGTCGTGCGGGCCACGCGCATCTATGGCCGCATCCATGAATATGGCGGTGTCACCCCTCCGCATGTGATCGAGCCGAAGGTCGCCGGTGGAGTGCTCGCGTTCCAGATGGGCGGAAAGACCGTCTTCGCCCGCAAGGTCAACCATCCGGGCAGCAAAATCCCGGAGCGGTCGTTCCTTCGCTCGGCTCTGAAGGACATGGTCAGCAGCGGTGCCATCGACCGCGAAATGCAGGATGCCCTGGCGACCGCACTGGGTGACGCGGTCGGTTCGAGCATCTGGGGGGCGTGATGGTCCGCGAGACGATCTATGCCGCGCTCTTCGCCCGGCTGCAGGCGGCCTACGCCTGGAACACGGCCAGCCGACGGCTTCTGCACTGGGGCGACGTTGCGCCCGCGCAGCAGCCCGCAATGTTCTTGACGCAGGTGAGCGAACAGCCGCAGACGGTCAGCCATCAGCCGACGAAATGGAAGCTGAACGTGAAGGTCTGGCTCTATGCGAACGCAGAGACCGATGCGGGCCAGACGGCATCGAGCGTCCTGAACCCGCTCCTCGACGCCATCCAGGCGGCTGTCGCTCCGAACTTTTCCGGCCTCGAGACCCAGACCCTGGGCGGCCTCGTCGAATGGGTCCGCGTCGAAGGCAACATCGAAACCGACGAAGGCCTGCTTGGCGATCAGGCTGTCGCGGTCATTCCGCTGACGATCCTCGTTCCAACCTAACCCCGAAACCTCAACCGCGCCGCAAGGCGACACGCGCCCCCGAGCCTCACGGCCGGGGGCTTTCGCGTTTGGAGACCCCCCATGCAGAATATCTTCGGACCGGGCGTTCTATTCGCCACCCCCCTCTACGACGCCTATGGCAACGCCATTTCCAACCCGTCCCCCGTTCAGTTCGGGGTCAGCCAGGAAGCGTCCATAGACATCAGCTTCGACACCAAGCAGCTCTACGGCCAGAACCAGTTCCCGGTCGCCATCGGCCGCGGCAAGGGGAAGGCCACCGGCAAGTTCAAGTTTGCCCAGCTCAACGGGGCCCTTCTGAACTCCGTCGTCTTCGGCCAGACGCTGACCGCTGGCTTGCAGGCCGATGTCTACGACACGACCGGCGCTGCGATCCCGGGAACACCGTTCCAGATCACCCCGACCGTTCCGAACTCCGGCACTTGGTTGCAGGACCTGGGCGTGCGCTCCTCGACCGGTGTCCCGCTGACCCGCGTGGCCTCTGGTCCGACGACCGGCCAGTATGCGGTTGCCGCTGGCGTCTACACCTTCGCGTCGGCCGACACCGGCCTGACCGTCTTCATCAACTACCAGTACACGGCGACCTCCACGACCGCGAAGAAGAGCACCGTCCTGTCAATCCCGATGGGTCTGGCACCGTCGTTCCGGGCCGACATCTATTTCCCCTACAACGGCAAGACGGCAACCTTCACCTTCAACAACTGCGTGGCCAACAAGCTGTCGCTGTCGTCGAAGCTGGATGACTTCATGGTGCCGGAGCTGGACTTCGACATCTTCGCTGACACGTCGAACAACCTCTTCACCTACGCTCTGAGCGAATAGGCCCAACCATGACCCGCACAGTGATGATCGGCGGCGAGACGCTGGACATTCCCTTCCCGATCTCGTTTGCCGATCTCGAAGCCGCATGGCCCGGCTGGGAGCATTGCGCTGCCGCCGGGAACCAGATCGAGTTCGCATCCGCCTGCCTGGAGTTCCTCGCTCCGGTGCTGAAGATGGGCAATCTGGCTGCGCTGAAGGCCAAGCTCATGCCGTCCGAGATGGAAGGCCTGGGCGAAGCCGTCCTTGGCGTCTTGCGCGACAACAAGGTGATCCCCGCGGAGGACGCAGCGCCTGCGGATGCTCCGTCGGGGGAAGCCCAGCCGGTGACGACGCCGCCGGGCTGAGCCTATTCGAACGGATGATCGCTGAACTGGTGGCCGCAGGCGTCGAATGCGGCCACCCCCTCGGCCAATGGGAGGCCGTGCGTCAGCACTGGGGCCCATACCGGCTCTGGGTGATGCAGGCGCTGTGGCGCAAGTACGGGCCGCCCTCCTACATCTCCCTCGGCGTCCTGGCTGGCACTCGTGAACAACCCAAGCCGAAGGCTGACACGAAGGCTGTGGAAAAAGCGGCGGCCGAGCTGATCGCGGCTCAAGAGCCCACGCCGAACCGGCAGGTTTTGCCGAAAGCCGTCCTCGACAACCTCCTCGCCAAGACGAGACCCGCCGCATGAGTGACAACGAGGCACAGGTCAAGATCACGGCCGATGCCAGCGGCGTGCAGCCGGGCGTCCAGGCCGCGATCAACCAGATGAACCGACTGCCCGCTTCGGCGCAGGCGGTGTCGTCGGCCATGAGCGGTGCGGCGAACTCGTTCAAGGCGACGGGATCGGCGTTCGAGGAAGTGGCCGGCGCTGCCGCCAAGAGCGCAACGTCGGTCCACGGTTCGGCCGGCACGATCCGCGAGAGCATGGTGCTCCTGCGGGAAGCCGCGAACGGCAACTGGACGCGGTTCGCCGGATCGCTCGGCCTTCTCGCCCAGTACACCGGGGCCCTCCCGGCACTGCTGAACCCGGTCGTGATCGGCCTCGTGGCCGTCGCCGCGGCTCTGGGCGGCGTGGCATTCGCCGCGAACCAGGGCACCGAGAACCAGGTCAAGCTGCAGAACGCCCTCTCCGCGACGAACAACTGGTCGGGCCTCACGGAAAGCCAACTCCACGAGCTAGCCGCGACCTTGGGCACCGAGACCAAGGAGGGAGCGTCCAAGGCGCGCGATGCGCTGATGGATCTCGTGCAGCAAGGACGCCTGTCCGGCTCCAACTTCCAGCTTGCAGCCCGCGCCGCGCTCGATCTCGCCCGTGCCATGGGCGGCGATGTCACGACCTACACCAAGCAGCTCGGCGCGCTTCAGGAAGACACTGTCGGCACGACCTACAAGCTGCAGCAGCAGTTCCACATGCTGACGGCCGAGCAGTTCAACCATGTGATAGCCCTGGTGAAAGTGGCCGACGCCACCGGCGACTACCAGAAACGCCAGGAAGCCGTCCGCCAGGTGCTGACCGCACTGGATGGCCCGATCCAGAAGCAATCCGAGAATTTGGGCTTCCTCGCCCAGGCGTGGCGCGGTGTCAGCCAGGCAATCGGGGGTGCCATCGAGGCGATGATGAACTGGGGTCGGACCCCGGACACGGCCACCAAGCTGAAGACGGCGCAGCAGGAGCTGACCGTCCTGCAGGAACAGGCGGCGTCCCACTCCGGCCGCACCGCGGCGAACGCCAAGGCCCAGCTCGCCAGCCAACAGGCCATCGTCGCGGCTCTGCAGAAGCAGCTCGCGGAAGAGCAAGGTCTGGCGGCCTCGAAGGCGAAACAGGCCCAGGGCGACGACGGCAAGATCCGAAAGGCCTACGAGGACTACAACGGCGGCAAGAAGGCCGCGCCGAAATCCCGGGTGACCGAGTGGCAAGCGGAACTCGACGACCAGCTCGCCAGCGAAAAGCGGTTCTTCGCGGACAGCGAAGCCGAGGAGCTGAAATACTGGCAGGCCAAGCTCGCCATCCCGAACCTGACCAAGGAAGAGCGCCGAGCGATCATCAAGACGATCTACGGCATCGAGAAGACGGAGGCCCGTCAGGCCTACGCCGACGCCGTGGACGCCATCAAGGCCGGGGAAGAGGCGAAGCTCGACACCCTTCGCTCGTCTCTGTCTGCGCAGAAGGCCACCTTCAACGAGGCACGGGACGCCCTACGCCAGCAGGCGAACGAAGGCATCATCACCAAGCAGCAGGAATATACGCGCCTCGTCCAGATCGCGCGGGACGAAGCCCAGGCCGAAATCCAGAACTTCCAGTCGGTGACGGCCGTGCGCCAGGCGGCGCTTGCGGCCCAGCTCGCGGCGGCCAACGCGGTCGGCGCGGACACCTCGAAAATCTGGGCCCAGATCGTGGTCGAGGCGAAGGCGGCAACGGCACAGCTCGCCGCGATCACCGCCCAGGGACAAGCGTCTGTCGGCAAGTCCCAGGCGGACCAGGCGAAGGCCATGTTTGAGCCGATGAACCAGGCCATCAAGTCGTTCTCGGACGGCGTCTCGACCCAGTTCGCCAAGCTCATCACCATGCAACAGACGATGGCGCAGACCATGCGCGGCATCTGGCAGCAGATCCTGGGCTCGATAGAGCAGTCCTTCGCGACCAGCATGAGCCGCATCCTGCAGGACCAGCTCCGAAACATGCTGCTGACGCGAGAAGCCGACAAGACGACCGGAGGCGCGCAGGTGCGCAGCGCAGCCAGCGTGGCCGCGGGGAAGGCCTACGCGGCCGTCGTCGGCATTCCCGTCGTCGGGCCCGTGCTGGCCCCTGCAGCGGCTGCCACGGCCTATGCGGGCGTCCTGGCGTTCCTGCCGTCCGCGGCGAAAGGCTACGACATCCCCGCCGGCACCAACCCGCTCACCCAGCTGCACGAGCGCGAAATGGTTCTCCCGGCCGACCTGGCGGACAAGGTGCGGAACTCGACCGGGACCGGTGACGTGCATCTCCACGTCCACGCGACGGACGCTCAGTCGGTGCGCCGCCTCTTTGAGAACCACGGCGACACGCTCGCCCGGGTGATGCGTGACCTGCATCGCAATGGCCGTCTGGCACCGGGGTCGATGGCATGACGTTCACCCAGCGCGCAGTGATCACGACGAGCCCGCTCTCGAACGATGCCGAGGTCTTTCCGGTTCTGACCGGGCAGGGCTTCCTCGCCTCCAAGCGGCCGGTCTGGCAGACGACGGTGAAGCGGGCCTATAGCGGGCGCGAAGTCCGCGCGGCGGCCTATTCCTACCCCCGGTGGGAATGGACCCTCCAGTGGGAGGTCCTGCGCACCCAGGCGAGCCTACCCGAGCTGCAGACCCTGTTCGGCTTCCTCGGATCCCGGCAAGGACGCAACCAGCCCTTCTACTACCAGGACCAGACCGACAACGCCGTGACCACCCAGGGCTTCGGCACGGGCGACGGCACGACGACGATCTTCCAGCTCTACCGGACGGTCGGACAGGGGACGATCTACAATTACCTCGACCCGGTCCTCGTCCTGAACCAGAACCCGTCCGTCTATGTGAACGGCACCCTGAAGACGCTGGGCACCGACTACACGATCTCGATCAACGGCGTGATCACCTTCACCACCGCGCCGGCGGCGTCCGCGGCGCTGACCTGGTCGGGCGGCTATCTGTTCCTCTGCCGGTTCGACGACGAGATGGTGGACGCCGTCCAGTTCGGCGGGAACCTCTGGTCCGTCGGCAAGCTGACCTTCGTGAGCGTGAAGGCATGAAGACCTACACCGGCACCCTGGCGACGTTCCTCGTCAGCGCGAAACAGATCATCTACGCCGACCTCTACACGATCACCCTCAACGGCGGCACGATCATCCGCTGGACCACGCACGACTTCGCGGTGGCCTACAGCGGCAACCTGTTCCTGCGCGGGCCCGGGATTACCGACAACGGCGTCAATAGCAAGCGGGGCGTCCAGGTCGATACCCTCGATGTCACGATCTATGCCGATGCCAACACGACGGTCAGCGGCGTTCCGTTCCTGTCCTTCGTCCGAAAGGGCGGCCTCGACGGCGCGACGATCCGGGTTGACCGCGTCATGGGAACCGACCTCGGCACCGGGCAGGCCGGAGGCTATACACGCCTGACCGGGCGCATCTCCGAGATCAAGTCCCTGTCTAAGACCGAGGTCACCCTTGGATGCTCCTCCTGGCTTGAGCTGCTCGACGTGGACATGCCGACGAACATCATTTCGACGGGCTGCATCAACACGCTCTACGGGCCATCCTGCGGGCTGTCGAAGGCGACCTACGCTGTCGCTGGGACCGCTTCAGCCGGTGGGACGGCCTCGACCTTCACGACCAGCCTCACGGCGCAGGCCACGGGCTATTTCGACCTCGGCTACATCGTCTTCACGTCCGGCGCGAACACCGGCCTGCAGCGCACAGTGAAGAGCTTCGTCTCCGGCGGCAGCTTCACCCTGACGATGGGCCTCGTCGCCGCGCCTGCGGCTGGGGATGCCTTCACCGCCTATCCGGGTTGCACACACACCCAAGCGATCTGCCTGTCGAAATTCAATAATCTGAGCAATTTCAGGGGCTTCCCATATGTCCCCCCCCCGGAGACTGCGACGTAGGTTGTTGAAATTGCAGAAGAAAATGTTATGATCGGCGCATGAAGGACGCTTGGTCAATTTACGGTTTGCGCGCGTCAAACGACTTTCGCATCCGATACATCGGAAAATCGTTCGACCCTCGGGTTCGACTTCTGCAACACCTGTCCAAGGCGCGCGGAATGCGCGGCCCCTATCCACTCTACGATTGGATCAAGTCCGTCATAAGCGGCGGCGAAACCATCGAATATGTGGTGCTCGAAGATGGTGCTGGCCCTGAATGGAAAGAGGCCGAACGCCGATGGATTGCCCTGCACAGGGCAGACCTCTTCAACCTTAGCGCTGGCGGCGGCGACCCCTTTATCCCGCAATCTTCGCGAGATCGGGCTAGGGCGAAATTGAAAGGCCGTGTTTTCACCGAAGAGTGGAAAGCGAAGATTTCGAGCGGGAAGCGCGGAGGCAAGCGCCCCGACTTGATTGCCCGCAACAAAGAAAATTTGGCCGAGCGTAATCGCGGCCGAAAAATGGATTTGACCCCAGACGAGCGCGCCCGTCGTGCAGCGTCCGTTCAGGGCAAAGGCCAGAAATATTGGGACACGATCACCGACGAAGAGCGCCAGCGCCGAAGCGACCTCGCACGGCAGCAAATGAAACGGGTCTGGGATGAGAGACGTCGAGCTAGAGCAAAGACAACGGAAGGCGGTCGTTGACGAAGCCCTAACTTGGCTGAGAACCAGTTATCATCATCACGCCCGCGTGAAGGGCGCGGGATGCGACTGCGCGCAGTTCCCGGCGGCGGTCTATGAGGCGGCTGGCCTGATGGACCACGTCGAGCCGGTCTATCCGCACGACTGGCACATGCACCGGAACGAGGAACTCTACCTGGACTGGGCGGCCAAGGTCGGCGCGGTGGAAATCGACGTTGAGCGAGCAGGCCCCGGCGACTTCATCATCTGGAAGTTCGGCCGCACGTTCAGCCACGGCGCGATCTTCGTCGAGCCGCCGATGATCATCCACGCCACCCAAGCGGCCGGCATGGTCACCCTCGACCACTGGACCGCTGACGAAGAGCTTTCGAGCCGGGCCCACAAGGTCTTCACGTTCTGGCCGGAGAGCGCCGAATGAGCGTCTTCAATTCGGTCAAGTCGCCGTCAGTCGTACGCCTGAACGGCATCGTCATTCAGCAGTCCACCTACGGCATCCCGCTGCCCATCGGGTGGGGCACCAACCGGATCGGCGCGAGCTTGATCTGGTACAACGCCTTCAAGGCCCAGGCGATCAAGCAGTCGTCCGGCAAGGGCGGCGGATCGACCACGACCGGCTACAACTATTCGGCTTCCGTCATCATGGCCATTGCGGATGGCCCGATCACTGGCGTCCGCAACGTCTACAAGGACCAGAACGTCTATATCCCCGGCGCGAAGACCGGTCTGGCCCAGGCTGGGCTTTCCCTGCAGGTTGGAAGCCAGGGGCAGGCCACCTGGGGCTACCTGACGACGAATTATAGCGCCCAGGCCATCGGCTACAGCCGCACGGCCTACGCTTACGCGAGCAACTATGCGCTCTCGACCTCGGCCACGCTGGCGAACCACTCCTTTGAAGTGCAGTGGGCGACCCGGGCGGTGGTGTCGGGCTCGACCATCGATGACGCTAACCCGGCCGACATCCTCCTCGACTTCCTGACGAACGCATATTACGGCGTCCCGCTCTGGGGGTCTGGTCTGGTCGCGAGCCTCACGACCTACTCGAACTATTGCACGGCGGCCGGTCTCTTCGTCTCGCCGGGCCTCGCATCGACCCAGTCCGCGGCGCAGTTCATCACCGACCTTCTGGATGCTTCGAACAGCGACTGCGTCTGGTCCAACGGCCAGCTCAAGGTCGTTCCCCTGGGCGACACCGCGATCACGAACAACGGGGTGACCTACACGCCGAACCTGACGCCGGTCTATGCCTTCACGGAAGACGATTTCATCCCGCAGTCCGACGGCGACGACCCAGTCACCATCGATCTCGCCAAGCTGGCCGACGCCTATAACTCAGTCCAGATCGGCTTTTCTGACCGGTCCCTGAACTACAACCAGAACACGGCCCAAGCCGACGACATGGGCTCCATCGCGACCTACGGCGCGCGACGGGAGAACATGCACAGCCTGCCGATGATCTGCGATGCGAACGTCGCCGCAGCCGTCGCGCAGCTCCGCGTCCAGCGGCTGTCGAACCTGCGCAGGACGTTCAAATTCAGCCTCGACTGGCGCTATTGTCTCCTTGAGCCGCTCGACTTGGTCACGCTCACCACCGGCGACCTGTCGGCCGTCCTGGTCCGCATCAACGAGATCAAGGAGAACGCGGACGGCGGCATCGATGTGGTGGCCGAGGAAATGCTGGTCGGCACCAGCCACGCGGCAGTCTACACGCGCCAGACGGCGTCTGGCACGATCATCAATACGTCCATCGCGCCGGGCTCGGTTTCGTCGCCGGTCCTGATCAACCCGGCCCGGTCCCTCACGAACAACGACCTGCAGGCGTGGGTCGCGGTGTCCGGCGGTGCCAACTGGGGCGGATGC